TCAACAAGCAGGTAATATTGTTTTTGAACCCAATTCTCAAGCCACAAGAAATAACTTCTTAACGATCGTCAACCCATACTTGGAATCAGTACAACAAAGACAAGGTTTATATGCCTTTAAAGTAATAATGGATGAATCTATCAACACAGCCGCTGTAGTTGATAGAAACGAACTAGTAGGACAAGTTTACCTCCAACCCACAAGAACTGCTGAATTCGTAATTTTGAATTTCAACATTCTTCCAACCGGAGCTTCCTTCCCTGAAAATAACTGATAAAAAGTATAAATTCGAATATTTATAATAAACAACAACAATGGCAGTATTAGATTCAAACGAAATTTTTTTCACAGCATTTGAACCCAAACAACAGAATAGATTTATCCTGTATATGGATGGTGTTCCTACCTACATGGTAAAAGGATTAAGCGCAATTGGCTTAACTCAAAATGCTATTACAATTAACTGGATTAACACCTATCGTAAGATTAAAGGTAAGACAACATGGGATCCTGTAACATTAACGTTACATGACCCTGTAACCCCCTCAGGAGCTCAAATCATAATGGAGTGGGTACGTTTAGGACACGAGTCTGTAACAGGTAGAGATGGTTACTCTGATTTCTATAAGAAAGATTTAACCCTCAATGCCGTAGGCCCTGTAGGTGATATTGTTTCTGAGTGGATTATCAAAGGTGCCATCATCACAGCTGCTAACTTTGGAGATCACGATTATGATAATGTTGATACCCCACAACTTCTTACGCTTACTCTTGAAATGGATTATTGCGTATTGAACTTCTAATACAAAGCCAAAATAATTATAAAGGAGGAGCGCAGAAATGCGCTCCTCTATTTTTCTTATATATTTATATAAAACATTAAGTTATTACAAATGAGTGAAAATTTTAAATTCCCTACGGAAATAGTTGAATTACCTTCAAAAGGTTTAATTTACCCTACAGACCATCCCTTAAAAAGTGGTAAAGTCGAAATCAAATATATGACTGCTAAAGAGGAAGATATCCTCACTAATTCTAATTATATAGATAAAGGAACAGTACTAGATAAACTTTTAGAATCCTTAATCCAAACCAAAGATTTAGATTTAACAGACATCTCGGTAGGGGATAAAAATGCTATTTTAATTGCTTGTAGAATTTTGGGATACGGTAAAGATTATAAATTCACATATAATGGTGAAGAATATTCTATCGATTTATCATCACTCGATAATAAAGTTATAGACGAAGAAATATTAGCACAAGGTGAATTTATTAAATTTACTTTACCAAGCACCGAAAATGAAGTAACATTCAAAATCCTTACTGAAAAGGATGAAGATAAAATTACTAAAGAAGTAGAATCTCTTAATAAGTTAAAAATAAATGGTAGCTCTACTACTCGTTTAAAACATTTAATTACCTCCGTAAATGGGGATACTGACCCTTCAAGTATTAAAACTTTTGTAGATAGTTATCTATTAGCATCTGATGCACGTGCTCTAAGAGAATATATAAAGGAAGTTACACCAAATGTTGATATGAAGTTTAACGCAGACAACAAGATGGTAGATATGCCCATCACGCTCACGTTTTTTTGGCCTGAGCTCGGATAACGCCCCTTTTTTTAGGCGTAATGTATTTGATCAAATCCATGAAATAGTATTTCACGGGCAGGGGGGTTATGACTATGCTACAGTTTACAACATGCCTATATGGTTACGTAAATTTACTTTTAATAAATTAAAAGAATGGTACGAAAAAAATAATAATCCGAATAAAGAAAATAATGGAGATTCATGGATAACAAGTGAAGCCAAAAAAGAAGCATCACAAAACAAAAAAACACACCCGGTAAATAATATGCCTCTTTCTTATTTAAAAAATAAATAATTTAATATTTATTCCCACATGGCTGACGAAGATTTAGATAAGCAGGAAAATATAAATCGTTCTATTCAAGAAAGATTAGCTCTTTTAGAAAGAGAAAAAAGCACTCTGCTTGAAGAAGCAGATATATATAAAAGATTATTAGGTACTAATTTAGACCTTAGTCAAGTACGTAGTCGCTATCAAAGTGATGAAAAAGATATCCTTCAAACTATTAGAACTAATACTAATATATTAAGGGATCAATCTAAACAAATAACTTTTCAAGTTGCTGAAAAAAGCCGCATTCAAAAAATATCTAATGATATATTAAGTATTTCTGAAAACTCCTATAGTATGATGATGGAAGAGCTAGGCACTTCTAAAAATATAGGTGATATAGAGAAAAAAAGAGAAATACTAGCAAAAAGATTAGTAGAATTAGAATCATTTAGAGGTACTATTCTCTTTGAAGATAAAGAACTTCAAGCTGCTTTTAACGAAGAACTTGAAAACTCTATTAAGGGTGCCTTAGACCTAGAAGCCCAACTTACTGGAGTACAAAACACTTCTGAAAAAATCCAGGGAAATGTATCGTGGTTTGAAGCTTTAAAAGAAACCTCAGATAAAATAGGCTTAGGTAAATTTACAGATACTTTTAAAGCAGCCGAAAAAGCAGCTAGGGAAACAGCTACAGCTAATGAACTTAGTAAAAAAGTAACGGATGAATTGATATCCGCTAAAGAAGAAGAAGCAAAAGCAATAAGTGCAGTACAAACAGCTGAAGAAGAACTCCAAAAACTTAGAGAAGATAATAAACAGACTATGCTTGATGAAAACAAGCAAAGAAATGATATTAAAAAATCTTTAAAAGAAAAGGAAGATATTCTAAGTAAAATTAATAACTTATCTCAAGAAGAATTAGAAACCGGAGAGGGGTTAACCGCCGAAAGGTTAAAGCAATTAGGATTAGCTGATAAAGTTAAAGGTACCCAAGGTAATGCTGCTAAAGAAGTAATAAAAGCCCTTAAAGCCCAAACTGAAGCTGATAAGAAAAAAGAAAAAGTATCTTTAAATAATTTAGAATTTTCTAAAAAAGAAAGAAACGAAAAAATTAAAGGAATAAAAGATACTCTTAATCAAGCTAAACAAGAAAAAACATTATCGGGTAATAGAGTCAAAGGATTAAAAGGTCAACAGAAGCAGTTAGCTAAAATGACAGGTAAAGCGGGGATGAAAGGTATGATGGCGGGTGCTAAAGCCTTAGGACCTCTACTCAAAAAAGCTATGGGACCCGTTAGCATTATCCTTATGGTTAAGGATGCCATCCAGTTCTTTGTAGATGCTATGTTCCAGGCTTCTAAAACTACAGCTGAGTTAAGACAAAATTTAGGAGTATCCGCAGACGAAGCTGAAAATATAAGAAAACGGTTTAACCGCATAGCTACATCAACAAAAGAATTTAATGGGGCTATAAAAGATGTAACTATTACACAAAAACAAATAATACAAAGCCAAAAAGAATTAAATAGTACTTTAGGTACTACTATTGATTTCTCTAAGGACTTTGGAGAAGAGGGGAAATCTTTATTACGTGTAACTTCTTTACTAAAAGACAATTTTAACCTTTCAGAAGGAGCTGTACAAAATTTAGTTAAAGAACAAGTTAGGTCTGGGAGAACTGCTGAGAACATAACTGAATCTGTTCTGGCTGAAATTGAATTTCGTAATAACTTAAACAGTACTGCTATAGATGGCCGGCAGATACTAGAAGATATAGCTAAACTTTCCTTTAACATTCAGGGAATGTACGGGGGGCAAGCAGAAGAACTAGCAGCGGCAGTATATGAAGCCCGTAAACTGGGGTTTGAATTAAATGACTTACAATCCGCATCAGGTAACTTATTAGATTTTGAAAATTCTATATCAAAAGAATTAGAAGCAGAACTAATATTAGGTAGAGATTTAAATTTAGAAAAAGCTCGCCAATTTGCTTTAAGCAATGATATGGTGGGAGTAGCTAGAGAACTTAGAGCCCAAAATATAGATATAGTTGAACTACAGAAAACCAACGCAATAGCGGCAGAAGCAGCAGCATCCGCTATGGGATTAACTGTAGATCAAGCCGTTAAAGGTCAATTAGCTCTTGAAGAGCAAATGGGTATAGAAGAAAGATTAGCTGAGTTTAGAAACACTGAGAATAAAAAACTTGAGTTTACAGATGAAAAGGGTAAAAAACGACTAATAACATACCAACAATTACAAAATTCAGGTATTAAAGAATTAAAAGACTTAGCATCACAAGCACAAATTGATTTTGATGACTTAGCTAAAATAGTAGGTAAACAAAGGGTAGAAGGTCTTTTAGCAGAAGATGCTCAAAAGAAATTTAGCAAAAGTTTAGAAAGAGCCAAAGAACAATTTGCTAATTTAGTAGATAGTGGAGTCATAGACAAATTAGCGTCAGCTTTAACTGGATTTATAAATAATAGCCTAGTAAAAAAGTTTATCCAAGAAGGAGAAAAAGAACAACGAGCGCAGGATGCTAAGAAAAAAATAGAAGCTGAAGAGAAAGCAGCAAAGGAAGCAAAGGCTAAAGGTATAACACCCCAAGAAGCTTCTATATCTAAAGAACAATTAGAAACTCTAGAATCAGCTGAATACGAACATACCGCAGCAGGTGCTGGCACTATGATAGCGGGTGGGGCAGCAACTGGTGCAGCAATTGGTTCTCTGTTTTTTGGAGCAGGTGCCCTTCCTGGAGCCGCGATAGGTGCCGGAGTAGGGGCTATAGCATCCCTATTTGCATCATCCGTAGAAAAATCTAATGAAGCTGCTGCTAATGAAGTTGCTCGAGAATTGGGACTAAATGAAATAGGAGCAACATCAGGCAATATATTCAACCCTAAGGAAGTAGAAGATAATCCTACAGATTTCACAAAAATAGATGTGAACGATGCTATAATTCGTCCAAACCAAAAACAAATAGTAATCCCTGATAAACAAGATGTTATTACTACATTTAAACCTCAAGGAATAATAGACAAAACCCTCTCATCTGCAGGGGATTTAGCACAACCTCTTGCAACGGCTATGTTCCCTATTGTAGGAACAATATCTTCACTTTTTAATTCACTTACTTCCCCATCTACCCCCGAGGTTCCTGATAATGAAAAAACTCTAAGAAAATTAGAATTAGAATTATTAAAAGGTGAAAAAGTAGATGATAATGTAACCCTTAAAGAACTAACTGTTTCTTTAGGCGAATTAAGAAGAGAAAGATCTGCCCCACCAGAATCTACTACAGTAGATGATAGTGAATTGGTTAAACAAATAATCCAACTTAGAAAAGATTTAAATGAATTAAATAATCGCCCTATCCAAGTTGAATCTACTATTAATTTAGATGGTAATAGAATGGGTACAGCCCTTGGAATGGCTTCTTATAGAACCCAATAATTTTAATATTTATAATAAACCTTTAATTTTTACAAAATGGCAAAAAAACAATACACTTCTATTTTAAACAGAGTACTCGATGGTGATTCATCCCTTAGTACTAATGGCGAAAAACCTATGATTAATACTAATGCTGGTGAAAACACTATCCAAAGATTTTTTGAGGGATCCGATTTAGACATGAACGGCGAAACCCCCGCAAAATACTCAGATAAAGCACCTGAAGGACAAAGCGGTAGAATATAATGCCATTAATAGACATGACCTCGGATCTTACTTCCATTAAGTATGGAAGAGATAGGAGGGGTGGAGGTAGTAGTGGGCAACCCTATTTTACTAAAGACATCCCCGAGAGGCTACAATCTATTAATTTTGCTAATTCTTTTTTAGGAAGTGACTTTCTTATTAGAGGAGGGGTGCGATCTGTAACCTCAGTTCTTGAGGATGAAGTTCGTTTAAGTAAGTGGTTTAGCAGTTTTAATTCTGCGGATGGTTTACTCTTTATAGCTAAACAAAACCTTTTAAATAGACAACGTCCTAAAACAGGTATTAATGAGCCTCAAAGGCTTTATACCCCTCTCAATACTTTAGGACAAGCCGCAACAAATAATTTGGGTATCCATCTTATGAAAGATGGCCTTCTTCCTGTATTGGATGATGAACAAACATATTTAAAAAAGACTGAAGCTTCTAATAAAAATACCACAGGTCTTGGAGATGGGAATAAAAATAAATTACTTTTATTATATGAAACAAATCTTATTACCCCTACTCAATCTCCTGATGTAACTAATTATGACATCACAGATGGGTTTATGAATGTCCCTGGATTTGGTTCTGTCCCTTTATTGATTAATACTGCTGCTGCAACCCAATATGTTGAAGATAGTAATCTATTTGCTGGATTTAAATCAAATTTAGATACATATGGAATTTCTTTAGCGAAAGGGCAACTACTTAACTACCAAGGAGGCCCTAATGCTTCAATATCAGGTAGAAGTATTGTAAGAAAAGTATTTGATACTAATGAGGGATTTGCTAATAATAAAGACAAGAAAGGTCTTGACCCTCGAGTAGGACAATATTTAGTTTATTCTCCTGATTTAACTATTAAAAAAACTCAATCCGAATCCACGGGGTTTGGTGGTACTAGTATTAGAAATTTTGAAAAGGATTTAGTTAACAAAACAATAGAAACAGGAGTAAGCGAAAAAAGGAGAAAAGAATTAATAGGGGAACCTAGTAATTATACTTCGTTTAACAGAGCTAAAACTTTTGGTGAAGGGAATCCCGGGATAAAAGGGAGAAACAGATCGGCATATTATACTACAGACGTAGGTGAATCAGGACCTCCCACTAACATATCTGGGAGTAACACAGTATTTGAATATGATGCTGTAAATGCCCAACCTTTATATTCCTCTTTAGGTACCCCTTCAGCCGAAGGTGTAGATGACTATATTAAATTCCATATAGGGGTTTTAAACCTGGATTCTACAGGAGATACTAAAGAATTTACTTGGATACATTTAAGAGCGGCTCTAACTTCATTTAATGACAATTACAATGCTACATGGAATGAAATTAAATATATGGGCAGAGGTAATAGTTTTTATAAATATGGGGGATTTACTAGAGGCATTACTATGGGGTTAGATGTTATAGCTTCTTCAAAATATGAACAAGCTTTTATGTATGACAAGTTAAATTACCTTGCTTCTGTAATAGGTCCTAATTATTCTGATGTAGGTTATATGAGGGGTAATATAATAAAATTAACGGTTGGTGATTATTTAAATGATGTTTATGGAATATTAACTGGTTTATCGTATTCAATACCACAAGAATCCCCTTGGGACATAGGTAGAAATAATGATGGTAGTTTAGATAGTGAAAACTCCCTCCAACTCCCTCATTACATCCAGATATCTAATTTTGGATTTACCCCAATCCATTCTTTTATGGAAAATTCAATTTCTCCTGCTTATGTTAATGGTACTAATAGTACTACTCCTAATAGTTACATTAGTATGGGGGCTGAGCAGCGTGGTCAACAAAAAACTCAAAAAAGAAGAGAACTAGCAAATAAACAATAATGGGAAGATATTCTAATATAAAAGTTATTTCTAATCCTAAAGATAATAATGGGGCTAATTTTTATGCCACTTCTAACTAT